CCTTTAGCATTAATAGTCGGTTATTTACCTCAAATTAAGGAAGGTATTGTAGGATATTTTTCAACAGTCTCTGCATAATCAATTACTTTTTCTTCTTTTGCTTTTCTTTCTTGTTCTAAAAGATAGAATGTTGTTCTACCCATGGAATCACCTCCAATATAGAAAAGGCCAGGGAAAACCTGGCCTATAACTCATTATCCATTAGTTATAATTTTTACAACTCTAGTCTTTTTAGGATCATAAATTCTATCCCAGTTAACTGCATTAGCAAGCTCAGCATAAGTAGGCATTTCACCTGCTACTGAAGCCTCAGTCCATTTAAAACCTCTTGGATGAAGCAAGAACTTTCTCCTGTGGATTAGAATGTCCTGACCTTTAAGAGAGTTTCTATCATCTTCAACTGGTGTTTTTGGTTGAGTTTCTGCATAACCAACAGCTCCAGTACCAAAAAGGTAAGATGTATATTCAAAACCAGAAGTAGCTGCAGAATTCACAGGACAATTATCATCAACAACAAGAGTATGTCCTAAATAAGTACCAAAACCTATATCCGCAGAGTTTTCAGGATCATATTGAATCAACTGCTTTTTCTGTAAATTAGTATGCACTTGAGAGTGTACTGCCAAAGCAGTAAGATTACCTTTAGAATCACCGAGCTTCTGTTTTGCATCAAGTATCTGATCACCATCAAGATTAATAGCTCCATTAGTATCCACATCATCTTCAGCGACATCATGGACTAAATCAGAACCATCATTTGCAATATTATCTGCAAAAACACCATTAAGTGCTTTAATTAAAATTTTCTGATACTCTCTATCCCAATAAGCCAATACTCTTTGAGCAATAGCTTCCATTGGATCGCTTCCAGCAAGTTCAGCAGCTAAATCCTCAGCTGACCAGGCATTACCAAACTCAAGAACTCTGGCAATATCCTTACCAGAAGTAATTTTATTAATGGTTAATGCTGTATCAGACTGGATAGCCTGAGCATCTCCATTTAAATCATTCCAAAAAGGCATGTTAACAGTATCACCAGCTCCAATAGAAATTCGTGGATCAGTTGAAATTATTCCACTTTTAAATAGAGCAGATTTTTCTGGGGTGCTGTTTATTATATAAGGCACCCACACATCAGGTTTTATTATATCTCCAACTAAAGTAACAGCCATAAATTATCTCTCCTTTTAATGCAGGCCATAATCACCAGGGTTTAATCCTGCTTTCTCTATAAGAGATTTTGCTTTACTAGGATTATCACTTAGTATCTCAGCCTGTTTATTTAAGTTAAATTTCCCTCTTTCCCAGGGATTATTCTTTATATCATCATCAATTGGTCCATCTCCAGGGTTATGCTCCTCGCCCTTAAGACCAGTTTCACCAAATAAGTAGTCATCAGTCTTTTTAATCTCTTCTGTCTGTCTTTTTATTTCTTCTTTCTTGTTTTCAGCTTCTTTAATCTTATCCATATCTAAGAGTGCTTTAACAGCTCTAGGGTTTCTAGCCTTTTCATCAACCAGTATTAAATCTAATTGATTTTGTAAGTCTTTTTCTTTAAGCTGTGCCTGAAATTTTTCTTCTATTTTGAGCTTCTCTTCTTGAACAGCTGATATTTCTTGCTGCAGCTCTTCATTCTCATCAGCAAGTTTTGAGAAGTCATCCAGCTTTTCTTTATAATCATTGGCCATCTCTTTATAATGATCTCTCTGTTCTTTTAAATCAGAAATTTCTTTGTTCTTCTCATCAAACTTGTTCTTAGGAATATACTCACCATTTTTATTCTCAGAAGCTAAAAACAATTTATCATCATCATTAATTTTCTCATTAACCTGTTCAAATAAATCTTCACCTAACAATTCTTTTATACTCATTAAAAACTCACTCCTTAAATTCTGATTTAGCGTTTTATGCTGGTCCGCTCTCAGCAACAGTCTTTGTTCTTTATGCTCTACAAATACCAAAAAAGAGCCAATTAAAACATTAAAAAAACACCCTTTAAGGTGTTCAAGTTAACTATATTTTTCTTTTAATTTATTAATTAGTTCTTCACCTTCAAGCAATTCACTGGTTAAATAACATAAACCATTCGGATGGTCATAAGGTGTTTCACCAGGAGGATATACACCAGGCCCGATTCCATGATGATCAGCCTTTGCTCTATAATCACAAATTTCATTGTAGCCTTTATAGCTATAATTAGCTGGATAGATTGGATGGCTTTTGGATAAATTCCATTTAGTTCCCTTAACAATATCACTTTCTTTGTCACTTATCTGTTGTGCTCTATGATAAGCCTGGTTTGTTTCAGTTCTTGCTAACCTCAAAGCATTATACTTAACAGTAGCTCTGGGCTGTTTTATGGTATAAACTCGACCATCAGAAGTCTTTACAGTATCCCCAGCCTGTAAACCTGGTTTGATATCTGTTCTCCAGGCCGGACCTGTTCTTTCAAGGTAATCTTCAACAGCTCTTGAAAACTCAACAGCTGAGGTGCCCTGATTAATTGACTGCTCAATAATATTCTTTAAATTCTTGTTCATTGTTCCATGTATTCTCCAAACCCTATCCGAAAGTTTATATCCATCCTTCCAGCGGTAGTCCCAGACATAATCTCTAATATTATTAATTAGTCCTTCACCGTACTTAACTCTAATAAGTAAACCTGATTTGCCATCAGTTAATGCTTTTTTCAATATAGTCCTATCAGTACCGCTTGTTTCTTTAAGCAATTCTTTGATATAAAATTTAGCAGCTTCATCCTGACCACTTATTGCAATCTCAGTGCTTTTAATAATCTTTTCATCTAAAAATTCTTTCAGTTCATTTAAAAACCAGTAAGATAGAGCATCTATTTCATTCTTCATAATATCAATGTTTTTAACAGGCAAGTTACCATCTGCATCTGCATAATCAAAAGCAATACGTCTTATTCTATTAACTAACTTATCATTGATTTCAGCATAATCTTTTTCAATGACTTGCTGCAGCTCTAAAAACTTTTTTCTGTACAGCTTTTGGATATTCACATATTTATCTTTATCAGCCATTAGAGCTCAACCTCTCTGCCTAGTTCCTGTCCTAATCTACTGGCAAAAACATCTGCTGCAGCGTTTTGTTCTTCTAATCTTTGCATCTCTTCTTGAGGATCATCTACCCAGGGGTGATTTGCTGCAATAGTTTCATCAGAAATAATACCTTTTGACTTTTGAGCTGAATCAACTTTTTCAGACTCATTAATCAGTATTGATTTATTGAAAGTAATCTGAACAGATTTATAATCAAATTCTTGCTTCTCTGCATATTTTAAATACAAAGCTACAAACCACAAAAACTCTCTAATAGCCTTCTTGAATTTTCTTTCGGTCTTATCTGCCTTCAAATCTAATAAAGCATACATAAACTTAAGAGCTACTCCAGAGGGGTTATTGCCAAATCTCTCAGTTTTTGTGTTCACTCCCTGGCCAAAAGTATAAATGCTTTCTTCCAGCCTATCTAAATGAGAGTCTTTAGCTTTAACTGGTATATCCATTGTAATTGTTTCTGCTCCACCATCTCCATCAGTTTTCATAGCTTTATATTTTCTTAAATTATCATATGGTGGACTAGTTAAAGTTAAATCAATATAATTATCAGGAATTAAATCCTGCATTATTTGAACACAATCTCCATTATAAATTTTATTTAACTCTATTTTTATCACCCTTTATTTTTATATTATTGAACTAAGATAAATTTGATTCGATTTTAATTATTTATTATATAATCATATAATTCTTCTAATGTCCTAACGATTATCTCTTTATCTTTGTAATAAATAACTTTGTCTACATCTTCATATAGCCACCAAAAAAGTAAATCTTCATTTTTACAGTTTAAATCTTCGGTTATCATAACAACCATTTCGTCAACTAAAAAATCACCATTGCTTACAACACTATAACCATCAGTAAGTTTATTAATTAATTTTGATAATGTGTCTTGTTGACTGTGGAAGTTTTGAATAAGTTTCATTCTTTTTATAAATTTTTCTTTAATCATTATTGATTCTCCTTAACTATTTCTTCTAAACTTTGTAATTGTGCTAACT